GCTTTCGCAGTTGTCCCGCCAGTTGGAAAGCCGCGACGACAAGCGGCCGATGCTGAGCGACCTGCGCGAGTCCGGGCAGTTGGAACAGGACGCCGACGCGGTGCTCTTTTGCTACCGAGACGAATACTACTTGGAGCGCGAGAAGCCGCAGAAGGCCGAGGCCATCGAGGCGTGGCAGGCGTGTCTGGATCGCGCCCGCAACCGCATGGAGATCATCGTCGCCAAGCAGCGGCAGGGCGAGGTGCGGACCGCTCATGTGCGCTTCGCGGCGGCGACAAACATGATTTGGGAGGATGGCAGATGAGCGTCAAGCTGATGGCGAAGATATGGGACGATGGCCCGGAGGGGCAGGGCGAAAGGTTCGTCCTTCTGGCGCTCGCCGACTATGCCAACGATGCTGGCGAGTGCTGGCCGGCGCTCGCATCCGTCGCGCGGAAGTGCTGCCTAACGGATCGCGGCGTGAGGAAAATCCTGCGCCGGCTCGAGGATGACGGGTGGCTCGAAACAGAGGTCGGTGGGGGCCGTCACGGGTGTAGCAAATACACGATAAACCCGGAACGTGGTTCCCCCCGGAACGTGGTTCCCCCCGGAACCAGAGTGCAAGAAACCCGGAACCAGAGTGCAGAAAACCCGGAACGTGGTTCCGCCGAACCATCAAGAACCATCAAGGAACCATCAAAGAAGGACGCGCGCGAGGTTTTGCCCATTCTCAGCGAAGTCCTGAGCGAAGGCGTGGCGTGCGACTTCATCGCCCATCGGAAGGCGCTGAGGAAACCGCTGACGCCACGGGCGGCCGAGCTCATCGTCGGACGGCTCCGAGAGTGCCGCGATCCTGACGCGGTGGCGAATGCGTCGATCATGAACGGCTGGCAGGGGGTTTTCCCGGAGCGCGAGCAAGCCGGGGCCAGGCCGGGGCCGGCCGGTGGCGGATACGACGCGCAGGCCGATCGCTGGGCCTACATCGCCAAGCATGGCACGTCGGAAGGCTGGAGGCGGCAGGCATGAGCGCGGCAGGGATCAAATTCGGCCGCCCACCGCGTCCGCCGGAAATCCGCCTCGTGGACCCGGCGACCGGCGCGCGGCTGCACATGTCGGGCCGCGGCGTGGCGCAGCACCCGGCCTATGCGTGGATCGGGACGCGGGCACAGGCGCGGGAATTGCGCTGCCGGACGCTCGAGGCTGGCGAGCCGTGGCCATGGCGCGCGGTGAACGACGTGGCAGACAGTCAGGGCTGCGAAGAATTGGAGGAAATGTGAGACTGATCAGCAACGCCTTTGCCTGCCGCAATGTCGGGCCTGCCGGAGAGGCGCGTGTCGCCGCGCTCATGGCAGATGCCGTCGGCAGGGAGCGCAAGCGCCAGATTGGCCTGTCCTCGGGATATTCTCCCGGGAAGTTCACCGGCGGGGCCTACGACGACGCGAGGGCTGCCGTGCTGCGGATGCTGGCCGATGGCCCGTGCGTCTCGGCGGACATGCGCGAGCACGTCGCCATTGGTCAGACGGCATTCCATTGCCTTCTCGGCGCCATGCGTTCCGAGGGGCTGATCGACGCCGAACGGCTGGACCGCAGCGCCGCCTACGTGTGGCGTCTTGGGCGCGGCGAAGCGCAGGGAGAGTAGCATGAAGGAGCGTGGCATTAACTGACATGGAGGCGGCATGATGGCATACAGCAAGGGCGCAAAGCGGCGGGCAAGGCGGGCGAGGGCGGCGGAGGGTCACACCGACATGCCGGGGCTGGCCGAGACGCCAAAGCGCAAGCGCGATGGGCGTTTCGCGGAATCGACGCGCCGCCCGGCCGAAGACCCGCGCGTGGTGGCGTTCAATGCGCGCATCCGGCATTTCGGGCCATCGGTGGACGCGGCCAGCGTCATGCTCGCCGACCCGGCCGGCCAGGCCATCCACATCGGCGCCCGGGACGCGGACGAGGCGGGCAAGCTCTGGGACGTATTCGCACGCTACGATGCCGCGGATGAGATGTATTCCCGGCGCATCCTCGGGCAGCCGCGCTTTGCCAATGTCGGCAGGCTCGACATACTGCCCGAGCGCTTCGAGACGCGCGCCGATGACCGGCCTGACCTGCGCAGCGAGGATGAGCGCGACCGGGATGCGGTCAATGGCTGGATGCGCTGGCAAGGCGCGATGCAGTCCCTCGGCGCCCATGACGCCGGACTCATCACCCGCGCATCCCGCCAGACCTGCGGCGCGCTCGTCATCGGTGGCAGGCTCAGCACCACGGGCGCGGCATTCGTCGCGGCGATGCGGATGCTCAGGCAGGTCGTGGAGCGTGGGTAGCGGCGCGGCGCGAAAATAATCGGCAGGGCTTGACCTTCCCGTCAAGTCGAGTACATTTGCTCATAATCGCAGGCGATACCCTGCAAGGACGCCACCCTTCCGAGACGGACGGTGGCGTTTTTCATTCCCCCCATTCGCCGGGAGACTGGCAAGGGCGGTCGGCCCGGATACCTGCGCCGCACGACCGGGGCGCGACAGGCCAACGCGCAACCACTCCACAGCATGAGGCGACAATATGAGCGACGACCGGGACGCCACAACCGGGCGCTTCCTGCCGGGAAACCGCTTCTGGGAGGCGCGAAGCTCGCACGGGATCGCGCCAAAGTTCGAGACGGCCGATGATCTGTGGAGCGCCTGCGTCGAATATTTCGAGTGGAACGCCGAAAACCCGCTCTACGAAATGAAGCCTTTCGCCTATCAGGGCGTCGTCGTGCAAGAGGCGGTCGCCAAAATGCGGGCGATGACGATTGGCGGGCTGTGCCTGTTCCTCGACGTGACGGAAGAGGCGTGGCGAGGGTGGCGAACCAGAGGGCATGAGAAGTTCCGGGCCGACTTGGTTGGGGTCATCACGCGAGCCGAGGCGATCATCCGAAAACAGAAATTCGAGGGCGCGTCGGCCGACCTTCTCAACGCCAACATCATCGCCCGCGATCTCGGCCTTGCCGACAGGTCGGAACTGACGGGGCGTGACGGTGGCCCGATCGAGGTCGACGACGTGAAGCTGAGCGACAAGGAACTGGCCCGCCGCGTGGCGTTTCTGCTAGCGAAGGGCATTCAGGAGGACGCGGAATGAGCCTGCCGGTGCCGAACAGAAACATTCAGGAGACGGCAACCATCGCTGCCGCATCGTCCCTGTCCGGTGCGGTGGCGCTGACGGGTCGCGTTATCACCGGCATTCTTCTGCCGCCGGCATGGACCGCCGCGAGCCTCACGCTGTCGGTGTCGCTCGACGGCGTGACCTATGCCGACCTGCACGACGCGGCTGGCGAGGTCGCATTCACCGTCGGCGCGTCGTCTTTCGTGGGCGTGATGGTGACCGGACTGCTCGGCTTCAACTATGTCAAGGTCCGCTCTGGCGCTTCCGCCGCACCGGTCAACCAGGCGGCGCAGCGCGACATCGTGCTGGTTTTGGGCGACTTCACCCGCTGAAATGCGGCTCGACGAGGTTCTCGACCGACTGGACGGGCTGACCCCGGCGGCCAAGCTGGCGCTTCACGATGAGACCGCGCGGGCAACGGCGAGAAACAAGTTCATTCCGTCGCCGGGGCCGCAGACGGACGCGTGGTTTTCCAAGGCCGATGTGCTGCTCTTCGGCGGCGAGGCCGGCGGCGGCAAGTCCGGCCTGCTCTGCGGTCTGGCATTGGAGGAGCATCATCAGTCGCTGCTGATGCGGCGCAATGGTGTCGATCTTGAAGGCGGCGGCGGACTGATCGAAGACTTGCTGCGCATCTATGGCTCGCGCGACGGGTTTTCCGGCAAGCCGCCGCCGACGCTGCGGACCGACGATGGCCGGATCATCACATTCGGCGCGGCCAAGGATCACGGCGACGAAATGAAATACCAGGGTCGGGCGCGCGATCTGCTCGGGCTGGACGAGGCGACGCAGTTCGGCGAAACGCAAGTTCGGTTTCTCATGGGCTGGGTGCGCACGGTAAAGGAGGGCCAGCGCACGCGGACGGTGATGGCGACAAACCCGCCGGTCACGGCTGAGGGCGAATGGATCGTCGGCATGTTCCGTCCGTGGCTCGATCTGACGCATCCGAATCCGGCCAAGCCGGGAGAGCTGCGGTGGTTCATCACGGTGAAGGATGGCTACGCGTCGAAAGACCTGGAGGTGGATGGCCCGGAACCGGTGCAGCGCGACGGCGATGTGTTCATCCCGACATCGCGGACCTTCATTCCGTCGCGGCTGACCGACAACCCGTTCATCGAGACGGACGACTACCAGAAGCAGCTCGACGCGCTTCCCGAGCCCTACCGCTCCGCGATCCGCGACGGCAATTTCATGGTCGGGCGGCAGGACGACGCTTTTCAGGTGTTTCCGACGGCATGGCTGCGCGAGGCACAGGCGCGGTGGACGCCAGAGCCACCCGAACACGCGCCAATGTCAGCCATCGCGGCGGACGTGGCACAGGGCGGCGCGGACAACACGACGATCTCGGCGCGCTATGATGCGTGGTTTGCGCCGTTGCAGGTGGTGGCCGGCGTGGATACGCCCACCGGGAACGAGGTTGCCGGGCTGATTATCGCGGCACGGCGCAACGGCGCGACGGTGGTGGTGGATATGGGCGGCGGTTACGGCGGCGCGACCTACATGCGCCTCAAGGACAACGGCATCACGCCGCTGATCGGGCACAAGGGCGCCGAGAGGTCGGTGCGTCGCACCGCGGACCAGCAATTCGGCTTTTACAACAAGCGGGCTGAGGATGCGTGGCGGCTGCGTGAAGCGCTGGACCCGGCACAGGACGGCGGCGCGCGGATCGCCCTGCCGGATGATCCGGTGCTGATCTCCGACCTGACGGCGCTGCGGTTCGAAATCACGTCGTCGGGCATCAAGGTGACGCCGAAGGTCGATCTGGTGGCCAAGCTCGGCCGCTCGCCTGACAGGGGAGATGCGGTGATCATGGCCAACGCCTACGGGCCTCGGCTGATGACGCACGGCAACGAGTGGCGCGGCTACGCTGCGGCCAAGCGCGGCGGGTCGTCGGTGACGGTAAACATGGGCCGGGCCTCGGCGCGGCGGAAGCGATAGGAAGGGCGAGACATGAGCGGGCTGTTTTCCAAGCCGAAGATGCCGAAGATCGAGCCTCCGACGCCATTGCCGGATGAAAAGGCCCTGACGGCGGCGCGCAAGCGTGTCGTGGCACAGGAGACGCGATCGTCTGGTTCGGCGTCCACGGTGCTGACCGGCGCCGGGCGCGAGACGCTGGGCGCGTAATGCTGCACACCGACGCAAAGTCGCTGAAGGAGCGCGGGGACCGGCTGTTCTCGGCAAAGGCGTCTTTTGACCGGCGCAACCAGGACATTGCCGAGAATTTCTATCCAGAACGGGCCGACTTCACCGTGGCGCGCGACGTGGGGGATGACTTCGCCGGCCATCTGATGACCGGCTATCCGGTGATGGTGCGGCGCGATCTGGGCAACTCGATCGGTTCGATGCTGCGGCCGAAGGGGCGCAACTGGTTTTCCGTCCGCGCCGATCGCGAAGAGCGCGAGGACCATGAGGCCAAGCTGTGGCTCGAATGGAGCGCCAGCGTCATGCGCCGCGCGATGTATGATCACAAGGCGATGCTGACGCGGGCGACGAAGGAGACGGATCACGACTTCTCGGCCTTCGGCGGCGGCGTCATTTCGGTCGATGTCAACCGGCGCGACACGGCGCTCCTCTATCGCAACTGGCATCTGCGCGACGTGGCATGGGAAGAGGACGCCTACGGTCAAATCTGCGGCGTGCACCGCAACTGGAAGCCGACGGTCTCGCAACTCTGCCGGTTTTTCCCCGGCAAGGTCAACGCGAAGGTGACGGAACGGCTCGACAGGGAGCCGCATGAGCGGGTCGCGGTGCGCCATGTCGTCGTTCGCGCCGACGAATACGGCACCAAGACGTGGCGCCAGCCGTGGGTGTCGCTCTATATCGACTGCGACAACGAGCATATCATGGAGGACGTCGGGTCGTGGACGCGGCGCTACGTGATTCCGCGCTGGGCGACGGTCTCCGGCTCGCAATACCCCTTTTCGCCGGCAACCGTGGTGGCGATCCCGGACGCGCGGCTCATTCAGGCAATGACCCTGACGCTGCTGGACGCGGGCGAGCGGGCCGCCAACCCGCCGATGATCGGCGTGTCTGAGGCGATCCGCGGCGATCTCAACATCTACGCGGGTGGCTTTACGGCCATCGACGCGGAATATGACGAGCGGCTCGGTGAAGTGCTTCGGCCGATGATGCAGGACAAGTCGGGACTGCCCTACGGTTTCGAGATGTCGGATCGGATCGCGGCGCAAATCCGCGAGGCGTTCTATCTCAACCAGCTGGCGCTGCCGCCGGTGGGCGGACCGGAAATGACGGCATACGAGGTCGGCCAGCGGGTGCAGGAATACATCCGCCAGGCGCTGCCGCTCTTCGAGCCGATCGAAGAGGACTACAACGCGGCGCTTTGCGACATGACATTCGAGACGCTGTTGCGCGAAGGCGCCTTCGGCGGCGCGGATCGCATCCCGGAAAGCCTGCAAGGATCGGACGTGCGGTTTGCCTTCGAAAGCCCGCTGGCGAAGGCGGCGGAACGCGAGAAGGGCCAGCAATTCCTCGAGATGAAGGCGATGATCGCGCAAGCCGTCGAAGTCGATCCGTCCGCGCAATATACGGTCGACTTCGGTGTGGCGCTTCGGGATGCGCTGTCAGGCTCCGGCACGCCGCAGGCATGGATGCGCAGCGAGGATGCGGTGGCAGCGGCGATGGACCGTGACGCTCAGGCACAGGACGCCGCGCAGGCGCTGGCCGGGATGCAACAGGGTGCCGATGTTGCCCAGAAGCTCGGCGTGGCAGCCAAGGCGTTCGCAGCATGAAGCCGCGCGATCCGGCGTGGAAGCCGGTGGACTACAGCGAGGCAGTCGTGCTGGCGTTCAAGTCGCTGGCGACGGGAACCGCCAACGATATTCAACAGAAGCTGGCGCTGGACTGGCTGATCACGACGGCCGCCGGAACTTATGAGCTTTCCTTCCGGTCGGACAGCGACGGGGGCGAGAGAGAGACGGCATTCGGAGAGGGTCGGCGATTCGTCGGACTTCAGGTCGTCAAGATGGTCAACCTGCCGCCGCGACTGGTGGCTGAAATGAGGAAGCAGAATGCCCGATGACGTGATCGACGCGCCGCTTGATGGCGGAAACCCGTCTGATGCACCGAAGAATGAGCCTGCCGCACCTGCCGATGGTGCCGCACCGGCGGGTGCTGGCAAGTCGCTGGCGGATGGTGGCGGTGGCGACAAGCCAGCCGCTGCGCCGGCCGACTGGCCCGCCGACTGGCGCACCCGCATGGCCGGCGACGACAAGGACGCGATGAAGTCGCTCGACCGCTACAAGTCGCCTCTGGACGTGGCAAAGGCTTTGCGCGAGGCACAGAAGAAGATTTCGGCCGGCCAGGCGCAACCAGCGCTGGCGAAGGACGCAAGCCCGGAGGACGTGGCGGCTTACCGCAAGCAGATCGGCGTGCCGGAAAAGGCCGATGGCTACCTTGAAAGCCTGCCGAACGGGCTGGTGATTGGCGAGGCTGACAAGGAAATTGCCGGATCGTTCCTCGAAACGGCCCATGCCGCGAACATGCCGCCGGCCTTCGTCGGCGCGGCGCTCGACTGGTATTACAAGACCGAAGAGGCGAAGGTCGCCGCCGCGGCGCAGTCGGACAAGGAATTTCGCGTCGCGGCAGAGGATGAGTTGCGCGGCGAGTTCGGCGGCGACTACCGCATGACGCTCAATTCCGTGAAGAACTTCCTCGACGCAGCGCCGGTCGTCGGAAAGGACGAGTCCGGCGCTGATGTGACGCTCGGAGACATGCTGCGCGGTGCGCGCACACCGGACGGCCGGTTGCTCGGCGACAACCCGGCGTTCCTGCGCTGGATGGCGGACATGGCCAGCCGGGAAAACCCGGCCGGCTTCGTGGCCCCCGCGGGCAGCGGCTCGCAGGCGGACAGCGTGGCCGAAGAGGTCGCCAAGATCGAGAAATACATGCGCGAAAATCGCGCCGCCTACAACAAGGACGCAAAGGCGCAAGAACGTCTTCGGACGCTCTACGACGCCCAGGAGAAACTGGCGTCGCGCTGACGGACACCCCGGCAACGGCCCCGTCGAAACCAAAGACAGACAGCACGAAAGACAACGCCCCGCGCGGGCGGCGGATACCCTCGCAAGAGCCCGCCGGCCATTCGGACACCCTGCGTCGGATGTGCCTCTCCTTCAATCAATGAGGTAATCCAATGGCAGAATCTGCTTTCCAGAAGCAGTATCGGCAGGAGATGATTGCGGGCTTTGAACAGCTCCAGTCGATCGTGCGCGATACCGTCACGACCGAAGCCGTCATCAAGGGCAACCAGGCGGAAATGCTGGTTGTCGATTCGGGCGGCGCAACCGCTGTCACGCGCGGAGTGAACGGGCTCATCCCGTCGCGCGCCGATAACAATACGCAGACGACCGTCACGCTCGTCGAATGGCACGATCTTGTGCGCAAGACGGGCTACAACATCTTCGCCTCGCAGGGCGACCAGCGGGCGGTGATGCAGAAGACGACGATGGGCGTGATCAACCGCAAGATCGACGCGGACATCATCGCCGAACTCAACACCGGCACGGTCAACACCGGCGGCGCGGCGGTTGCATCCATGTCTCTGGTTCTCAAGGCCAAGACCATGTTGCAGAACGCGGATATCCCGTGGGACAACCAGATCACGGCGCTCATCACGCCGGCGTTCGAGGGGTATCTTATGCAGATCGCGGCCTACGCGTCAGCGGAATACGTTGACGCCAAGCCGCTGACCGGCGGCGCGGGGTGGGCCGACAAGGTTCGGCCGCGGCGCTGGATCGACGTGAACTGGATCGTCCATCCGAACCTGCCGGGTGTCGGCACCAACGCGGAAAAGTGCTTCATGTATCACAAGTCGGCCGTCGCTCACGCGGCGAATACCGGCGGCATGATGACCTCGGTCGGCTACGATGACGAACAGGACTACTCGTTCGCGCGTTGCTCGGTCTTCATGGGCACGCAAATCCTGCAGAACTCGGGCGTCGTGGTGATGAACCATGATGGCTCGGCGCTGTCGTCGTAAGGAGGCGAGACAATGGCTTACAGCACTTCCAACCCTCCGGCCTGCATCAACACCGGCCTGCTCAACGGCCTCGGCAAGGTGTGGGTGTATCGCTCGACGGACGCCTCCACGGTGGTGGACGCGGCCGGCTACTTCACCAACGGCTACGACCTCGGGATGCGCGCCGGAGACGTGATCTACGTCTGCGATACCGACGCCTCGCCGCTGGCGATCCAGATCCACATCGTCAACGCCGCAACGGCCGCGAGTGTGGACCTGTCGGACGGCATCGCGATCACCGCGACCGATACCGACTGACAACCGGGCGGGGCTGTCATGGCCCCGCCCTTCCCTTCGCCCATTGGAGAGACACATGAAACCGACGCGGCTGCAGCTCGCCGAACACGCCAGTATCGTCTACTACCACGTCCCGGAGTTTGGCGTGGCGCTCGACGATCTTCTGGCGCCGTCCTACTGGACGCATGTCGCCAAGGACTTGCGTCCCGGCAACCGGATCGAGGTTCTGTCGCCGATCGGCGACTGGTGGGCGATGCTGATCGTGCGCAACGTCACGCGGATCGAGGCGGCGGTGTCCGTGCTGGATCATGTCCAGCTTGAGGAAGCGCCGGCGGCGGCGACCCCGGATCAGCCCTACCGCATCCAGTGGCGCGGCCCGAGCGCAAAATGGGGCATCGTGCGCAATGCGGATGGTGGCGTCGTCAAGGACGGCATGGCCAGCCGCGAGATGGCGGAACAGTGGCTGAAGAACCACGAGAAGGCTATGGCGGCCTGACATGGCGATCACCAACAGCGACCGGCTGGATGTCTACAACGGGGCGCTGCGGCGCCTCGGTTCGCGCCGGCTGGCCTCGCTTACGGAAAACCGCGAGCCGCGGCGGGTGCTGGATGGCATCTGGAACAATGGCGCGCTGGTCAACTACGCGCTTGAGCGCGGCGAGTGGAACTTTGCCATTCGATCGGTGCAGGGTGCCTACAACGCGAGCATTACGCCCGGCTTCGGGTTTCGCCGGGCATTTGACAAGCCGGACGACTTCCGGCGCCTGGCCGGACTGTCGGCGGACGAATATTTCCGCCGCCCGCTCACGGCCGAGGAATACACCGACGAAGGCGGATACTGGCTGTCTGACAACGACACAATCTTCATCCGCTATGTGTCGTCGCATGGCAGCTACGGCCATGACTCGTCGCGGTGGACGGAGAGCTTCCGCTACTATCTCGAGACATGCATGGCGCTTGAGGCGTGCGAGCGCATCACCAACTCGGACACCAAGCTGCAACTGATCGAGCGGGATCAGCGCAAATACCTGGCGCAGGCGAAGTCGACGGATGCCATGCAGGAAGGTGTCAAGTTTCGTCCGGTCGGTGCGTGGGCGTCGTCTCGCGGCGGCAACTATGATCGCGGGTCGCGGATCAGATGAAGACGCGCGACATTCTCGCCACGTTCAACCGCGGCCTCATCGGCCGGATGGCGGTGGCGCGTGTCGATGTGGAGCGGGTGCGTCTCTCGGCCGAGGAACAGACGAACTGGTTGCCGCGGGTACTTGGTCCCATGTCGCTGCGGCCTGGCATGAAGAAGCACGGACCCGGCGCCACGGTTGGCGGTGACGGCTCCTACATCCCCTTCGTGTTCTCGCGCGACGATACCGCCATTCTGGAACTGTCGTCCTTCGGGATGCGGATATGGGACGATGGGGAGACACGGGTCAGTCGCCCGACAGTTGCCGCAACGATCACGAACGGGACGTTCGACAGCGATTTGTCTGGGTGGACATCGGCGGATGAGGCTGGCGCGTCGTCGATATGGTCGGCCGGCGGCTACATGCGGCTCCTTGGCACCGGGTTCGCTGCCGCTCGGCGCCGTCAGGCTATCAGCATCGCCGCAACCGGCACGATTCACGGGCTGAGGATCACGGTGCAGCGCGGGCCAGTTGTCATGCGGATCGGATCGTCGGCCGGTGCGGATGACGTGTTCCGGCAGATCGTGCTGCGCACGGGCGTTCACAGCATCGCCGTCAACCCATCCGGCAACGCGACGATCCATGTCGAGTTTTCGTCGATCCTGAAATACCCGGTGCTGGTGGACAGCATCGCCATTGAAAGCGGCGTCGTGACGCTGCCGACGCCATGGCCGACGGCGGCGGACAACAAGACGCTGCGCTGGCGCCAGAGCGGAGATGTGATCTTCGTCGCGTCCAATGTTCAGCAACGGCGGATCGAGCGGCGCGACAACAATTCATGGTCGCTCGTGCTCTACGAGGCGAACGACGGGCCGTTCCTGGTGGAGAACGTCGATAGCGTGTCGATCACGCCGTCGGCCATTTCCGGGGCTATCACGCTCACGGCGACGCAGCCGCTGTTCCGGTCATCGCATGTCGGGGCGCTCTGGCGTCTCACGTCGCAGGGCCAGCGCGTCAAGGGGCTTCTGGTGGCTGATCTGGCCTATACCAACCCCATTCGGGTGACTGGCGTCGGCGCGGACAGGCGCTTCACCTTCACCATTGCCGGCACATGGGCGGGGACGCTCAGGCTTCAGCGCTCCATCGGCGATGTCGGCGCATGGGTGACGGTGAACACCTATACCGCCAACGGCACGGCGAACTACGCGGATGGGCTTGACAACACGGTAGCCTATTACCGGATGGGGTTCGATGCTGGCGACTACACATCGGGGGCGGCAGACGTAACCCTCGAATTTTCGGCTGGATCGATCATCGGCGTGGTGCGGATCACGGGCTACACGTCGGCAACATCGGCCAGCGCGATCGTGCTGAAGGACTTGGGCGACAACTCCGCCACGACGATCTGGGCGGAAGGCGCGTGGTCGGACTGGCGGGGCTGGCCGAGTGCGGTGGAAATATCGCAAGGCCGGCTATGGTGGTTCGGCAATGGCCGCGCCTTCGGGTCGATCTCGGACGCCTATGCGTCGTTCGATCCAGACTATGAGGGAGACGCCGCGCCGATCAACCGCACGGTCTCGGACGCGGCAGGGTTCGACGTGAATTGGGCGATGGCGATCGAGCGGATGTTCGTCGGCACAAGCGCAATGGTGCAGGTGGTGCGGTCGTCGTCGCTTGACGAGCCGATCACGCCGTCGAACTACAACGTCAAGACGGCTACCGGGAAGGGAGCCGCTGCGCTGATGCCGGCCATTTCCGGCAAGGTCGGTTATTTCGTGGGCGGCGACACGATCAGCCTCTATGAGTTGCGCCCGGATCAGACCGGGATCGACTACGCGGCGACGAAGATGAACATTCTCGTGCCGGAAGTCTCTGGCGCGGGCATCGTCAAGATCGCGGCACAGGAAGAGCCTGACTTTCGGCTTTATTGCGTGCTGGCAGACGGGACGGTGGCACTGCTGGTGAGAGACGACGCGGAAAATGTCGTGTGCTGGGTGCCGCTTGAAACGGACGGAGTGATCGAGGATGTATGTGTGCTGCCGGCGGTGATCGAGGATCGTGTGTTCTTCCGGGTGCGCCGCACCATCGGCGGGGTTGATGTGCGGTATCATGAGGAGCTGGCGCGGATCGACGAATGCGCCGGTGGCGCGCTCAGTCTTCTCGCGGACAGCTCCATCACCGGGACGGGCGTCGTGTCGGGGCTGTCGCATCTGGAAGGCAAGGACGTGGTGGTGTGGGCGGATGGCGCGGATCAGGGCACGCACGCGGTTGTGGCTGGCGCCCTGCCGACGCTCACGGCCAGTTTCACGACATGGTGCGCCGGACTCGGCTATCAGGCGCGCTATCGCAGCGCCAAGCTGATCGGCCAGACCGGCATGGGCGTATCCCTGACGCAGCGCACACGTGTCAACAAGATCGGTCTGCTCTTGGCAGACACGCACGCTCAGGGGCTTCAGTTCGGGCCTGACTTCAACACACTGGACGATCTGCCGCTTGTCGAGGATGGCGACGACGTGGCGACCGGCACGGTATGGGCGGCCTACGATCAGGACATGATCGAGTTTCCCGGCGACTGGGATACCGACAACCGCATCTGCCTGGTCGCCAATGCGCCGCGGCCCTGCACCGTTCTGGCGGCGGTGATCAATGTCGACCGGCACGATCACGACTAGGCCGGCGCGGCCATCTGACTTCGATGCGTTCCACGGGCGCCGGCCGGATCACGCGGTGCGGGCGTGGGTGCTTGAAGTCGATGGCGAGGTTGTCGGCATGGCGGGCTGGCGGGTTGCTGGCGAGCATCTGGTGGTGTTCAGCGACGTGAAGCCCGGCGTGGCGAAGATGACGGTCTGGCGGAAGGCGAAGCAGTTGATGGCCATGATCGACTTTCCGGCATTCTGTGAATGCACGGAGACATCCGGGCCGATGCTGTTGCGCCTTGGCTGGCGGCATGTCGCCGGCAACGTCTACAAATACGAGCCGAGGTAGGATATGGCACAGCTATTCGCGGCTGCGGTCGGCGCGATCAAGGGCGCTACGCTCAGTCAGGTTTTAGCCGCCGGTGGTTCCGTTGTCTCGGCGGCAGGGTCGATCGCATCTGGCAATGCACAGAAGGCGTCGGCCGACTTTCAGGCACGGCAACTCGAAGCCCAGGCGACGGCAGAGCGCGCTTCCGCATCGCTTGAGGCCGAACAGGAAGCAAAACAGAAACGCCTTGTGGCGAGCCGTGCGCGCGCGGTGGCGGCGGCGAGCGGCGGCGGGCAGGACATCGGGCTTCTCGGCGACATCGAGGAGGAAGGCACCTATCGCCAGATGCTGGCGACATGGGGCGGCGAGGAACGCGCCAAGGGACGCCAGGCGCAGGCGGCGG